AGCCAGATATAACTTCTTTAACAGATACGTTGTCTATTGAGCCTATAAAGTCAGCACTACCTCTTATCCAAAAACTAGAATTACTTGCTGTTATATAGTCAGTGTAAACCCCAGCAGATGTTCTTGGCTCACTACTTACATTTCCTACAAACAATCTAACTTCCCCAACAGAAACAGATTTTACCTCGTAGGTTACCTTATATCGCAGTCCACTTGTCATAGCTCCATTTTGTTGAAGATAAGCTAAAGAAGTCTGCGTTCCATCACAATCTGCACTTCCACCGCTAATACTCCAGCTACCATCTTTAATCCAATTACTATCAGTAGCAAAGTCGCCATTAGTAACTAACTCTTCTCCTAACTCTAAAGTAATTGTTTCTATTAAACCATCTTTATTTACTCTTGTTGCATTAGAACCTCTAGAGAAGTCAAAGTCTCCGTCTCCATTTGTAGGAAGTACACTATATACTTTTCCGTCTTTATAACCCGAAGGTATCATTGCTAAACTTGGTATTGCCATTTTTATTTATTTTATTATTTATAGTCCTTTTGATATTAAACAACCTACAGCTTCTACAGTACCACCGTCTAAAGAAACTCTTGAGTTGTATTTTTTAAATATTTCATAATCGTAATATATTTCTCCCCAAGTGGTAGTTGGGTTTCCCCAATAAGAATTAACGTATATCTCGTTTGCCATCTTTGTCTTTTATTTCTTTGTTAAATTTATTATAGAATTTATCTAAATTTACTATATTCTTTTTTTTTGTTTTATACTTCTTCTTCATACTATAACACAAAACTTGAAAAGCTATCTGCATCTTTATCTGGATACATATCTCCATTACTATTATTGTTGTACTCTGGAAACTTTTGACTATTAAAGCAAATGTAATCTAAGAATCTTTTAGTATAGAACTCTGCTCTGTCTGTAATCTTACTTTGCATTCTATCTACATCTCTAAAGTCTACTGTGTCTGACTCTTGTCCTCTATGCTTGTTTATACCTCCATTATCTATTTTAAACATAGCAAATGGTAAGTATTCTAACTGAGTAAACCATATTAACATAGGCTTAATATAATCATCTCTAAGAGCTTTATAATCACTATTAGCTACATCGTCTATCTCTCCAGACAATATTAGGTCTTGTAGCTTGTCATACAACTTACCACCTAAATAGTTTTGTATATGCATATCTTGTGCAACCTCTATTTGATGAATTAACTTATCTGCATCAGTATTACCGTCTATTATAGACTTAGCTTTTAAGTCTGCTATACTTATGAATAATGCCTTCATATTCCTAATATGTTTTTAATTTTACTTAATGTACTTCTGTAAGCTCCGTTGTCATCTCTGTCAATCATTCTTTCTGTCATCTCACTTGGATTCTTAGGTGCTTTTAAACCTTTCTCGTAAGCTGAATTAGGGTCTACTCTCTTATCTCCTTTTAACTTAAATACTCTAAGCTCCCAAAAGTGATGGCAGTTCTTACCACCTTTAAATTTTAATAAGCTATAGTTTTGTTTGTTATGACCTAACTCTTTATTTACACCTCTAAAAGACATCATATTAATATCTTCTTTTCTAAATACTATATTCCTAGATGTAAATGTTTCCATCTTTTTACAGAAGTCTCTACTGTTAGGAGATTTCCTTACAGGCATATAAGCATATCTAATTTTATAAATATCACTATCTTCTTTAGATGATTTGTTGCTAGACTTAATTGTAGCCATTCTAACGTCACTTATGTCTTCTGAATATACTTCACTATGGACAACCTCCCAATCATCGCTTAAAACCTCCCCTAAGCCTTCTAGTTGGTCTAACATATCATCTCCTTGCTCTTCAGAAAAATCTTCGTTAGATTGTGAAGATAATTTCTCTCCAGTTTCCTCTTCTTTTCTAATCTTAGTAGATATGTTGTCTAACTCTGTAAACTCTATTGGTTGTAATGTTACAAAGTATAAGTCTTGTTGTATACCGTTAAACTCTAATATATCTTCAAGACAATATTTAATCTCATCTTGGAATGGTCTAATAATAACGTTATCCATCAATACAGATGCTGTTCTTAATTCTTCTGCATTGTTACCAAAACCTGTATTGTCTTTAATACCTAACAAGATAGGAGATACAATACCGTGACCTAACATAATCTTTTCTCTAGCTTCATCAGATAAGAACTGATATTGAGCGTGAGCATCAGGTAAGTGTATAGCTTCTATTTCTGCTTGAGTTTCTTTAGACTCGTTAAATGCTATAATAGTTCTACCTGCATTAGAGCTACCAGAAAACTTATCATTAATCTTTCTTTCAATAGCACCTTGTGTTTCTTCGTTAGGAATACCATTGTTAAAGTTAATGAATAAACTAGGAGCTAATCCATTTTGTATATTAGATATATGATAGTTAGATACTTCACATTCTAAATCAGCATATTGTAAACAAGCTTGATAATCAGGAGTAGAGTAATAGTAGAAACCACTTCTATAAGGTTTGATTACATATATCTCTTCTCTTTGTGATTTACTTCCGTGTTTGAAGCAAGGTATTCTTTTAGGCTTGTCACTAGGTTTGGCGTCAGACCATTTAGGATGATAGTAGTATGCTTGTATAATTCCTTTAGCATCTGCTTTTTCAGCTCTTAATGTTTCCATAGGAAAGTGAGATACCTTTAATATCTTAGTCTTACCTCTATTGTAGGTAAGTTTAATTGCGCCTTGTCCTAATTTCTTTCTATCTATTACAACCTTTTTTATTTCTCTAGGTCTTAATAGTTTTTTCATTCTTACATAATGTTCTGGTAACAACTCAGAGTTAGTAGATTCTATACCTCTACCAAATACCATATCAGCAATACCATTATTACATCTAGCGTTAGTTGGACTAGAAGTATCTAAGTCAATTAATCTACCAAAGTAATTGTTATCATCACCCCAAGAAACCCAATCTCTATTGTGAACTTCTTTTACTTCTGGTGCTTCGTAAGATGATAAATTAAGTATCCTTACGTTTTGTTGCTTTTTCTTATCTTCCATTATATAATGTATGTATTATCATTTACCTCTCCTGTAGGCTGTGTATATCTACTTTTAGATATTTCGTGCTTTACAGTATAGTTGGTTTGTGTTGTAGAGTATATTTTGTCTCTGTACACTAAATTGCTATTATCTGTTATCTCTACATAATAAGTAGAACCCTCTTCTAGTATTGTACTAGCAAAAGTAAAGTCTATAAAGTTACCATTTACTAAACCTTTAACATCTGTAATAGTTTCTGACTTACCATCTCCATCTCTTCTTATGCTTATAGAAGTATTATTAAACTCAGACGCATTATCTGTCAAACAAGATATAGCCTCCAAAGTACCCCCATTAGATTTTACTCTATTTTCGTAAGGTTCTTCAGAGAAATAATCTGTATATCTAGGTGCTACAGATATAGTTTGTTCTGATGTGATTGGCAATAATATTATCATACTAAGATAACTATTTTTAATTATTTTGTTTTTTATTTGGTAGTCTCATTTATTTTTTGTAATATTGCATCATATTAATAACTAAAGATAATAAAAATGAAAGAATTAAAATTAAATGAGGCTTTATGTATTATAAATGTAGGGTGGAAAACAGAAGTAGAAAAAGAATTGTACGATTACGCTTGTCGAGTTGTTAGAAAAGTGGCTGAAACAAAACATTTAGAATATCAATTACATAAAGTAAATGAAAAATTAGAAAAACTAAAGTAGTATTGCATAACAAAATTAAATTAATAACAGCAAATAGTACAAAAACAAGCCTAACAGCTATTGCTTATACACATTGTTAGGCACTTTTAAAATTATGGAACAACAAATAGATTACAAAAAGAAGTATTATGAGCTTTACGAGAAGGTTGCTCAATTATTGGTTGAAAACAAGAAAAGAGATGAACCATACACGCCTGAAATGCTATTAATAAAATGGGATATACTTAGAGGTACTGAATAATTTTTATTGTGCCTAACACAAAAATAACCCGAGTTTTTAATTCGGGTTATTGACTGTTGTGAAGCGTTTTAATGCTTCATTTAGTATTTAATTATACTCCTTCTGTAACTGAAATACCAGCAGCAGTAATAGTATCATCTAAGAAATTAGCAGGTACTCTTTCCATTCCAGAGAATGTTAAAGTATATCCACTCATATCTCCCATTGCAGCACCAGATACAATAGTACCACCAGAAATATCCATTCCGTGTTCTAAACCAGCAACAAATACGTTTCCGTTATTGTCTTCTACTAAAATGTGAGGACTACCGTAAGCTAATAACTTAACAGTTTTATGGTCTTCTTTAGTTAATTTAGTTAATTGAAGCTCTAAAACTTGCTCAAAGGTAGTAGTTCCATTCTCTCTTGAAGAGGTAATGTTTTCTGTATATGTAGAACCACCTTTGATATCAAATTTATAAGCAGTAGGAGAACTAGCGAAGCTATCAATAGCATCTGTGTTGGTAGCGTCATATCCAACAACACCTAAGTCTCCTTTGTTGATGAAGTAAACTGCGTTTAATCCTCCAACTGAATCTTTACAAGGCTCTAATCGACCTCTTGAAATATCACAACTCATTATATTATATTTTTAAAAGTTAATAAAAAAGGGTAGATAGTTAAACCTACCCTTCTTAGTTTATTTATACTAATCTTAGTTAGCTCCGTTAACGATTCCGTAAGTTACGATATCTTCAACAATTCCATACTGAACACCAGCAGTAAATCTCATAATGATTCTTACGTTTTGAGAACCATCTAAGTCAGCCATATCTAAAATCTTAACTTCGTTTTGGTCAGACATTAATCCTGTACCAAAGTGTAAGTTATCTTTAGTAGTAGCAATCATAGTATCATTAGCTAATCCGTTAGCCATAAAGATTTTTACACCATCAAAGCTCTCGATATTGATATTCTGATTGTTCCCTCTATCTTGGAAACCAGCAGCTCCTTGACCTCCACTAGCGAATCCACCTAAAGAACGCTTGTAAGCTCTAAATACGTTTTGAGCAACATAAATCATTAAGTCATCTCTTCCGTATAAAGCAGCAGGAATAGCATCTACAACTTTTCCTAATTCAGCTACAACGTTAGAAGCATCTACAGAAGTACCAGTAACTTCGTTTGCAGCAGGTAAATCAGCATCAGCAGCTAATAAAGTAGAAAAACCATCATACTCTCCAGCAGTAGCGTTAGTACCACCCCAGATGTTTTGCTCTTGTTTCTGTGCTACTTTAGCAGCAACGTGACCAATTAAATAGTCTTGGAAAGAAGAAGGTAAGTTATCGAAAGCAGAATATCCCATTGATACAGCATCCCAGTCAGAACGGAAATCTTTCTTACATAATTCTAAGTTTACTTGAAATTCTTCTGGTTGAAGGATTCTTTCAGTAAGTGTTAATGTAGAAGTGTCAGCGAAATCACAAGTACCATCTTTTACGATACCGTCTAATTCTAATCTTTTTACAACTTCTTTAAATTTAACGTTTGGTCTAATAGTTAAACCTCCGTTAGCGATTGTGTTACCAGCTAATAAAGCTGCCGAGATGTATTTCCCAGCACTTTCTCCAGCATAGGTAGTAGTAATACTTGTACTTGTTGCCATAATTTTAGCGAATTTTAAATTTAATTATTAATCATTGACCACACTCGTTCGGCAGCAGTCATTCCTTTATTGTTAAAATTTCTCTGTCTAGACTCAGTTACACTCTCTGGAGAATGTACTACTTCTTCTTCTACTTCTTCAGAAAGCTCTACAGCCTCTTTTTCTTCAGCAGATAATTTAGCAGGTACATCAGCCTCAGCATAATCAGATTTGTCTTCCATCATTGCTTTAATCATAGATAACAATTCTTGTTTAACTTGAGATAGTTCTTCTTGAGTAGCAAAGTTCATTTGAACTTGTGCTTCTTTTTTAGGCTCTTCTTTCTCTTCAGCTAATTCAACTGCTTCTTCAGCTACCTCTTCTTTAGTCTCTTCTGTAGATAGCTCTACTTCCTCAACTTTTTCTTCGATAACTTCCTCAGCAACTACTTCTGTAGATAAGATAACCTCTTCTGTAGCCTCAACTTCATTAGCAACCTCCTCCTTAGAGAGACCTACTAATTCTTTGATGCTTGTAAGAATTTCTTTACTGTTCATAATTGATTGATTTTAATATATTAATATAACTATTTTTATTTTAACTGTTTTATTTTCAAGCATATAACACTAATAACCAAAAGGTTACGGAGTGTCGGTTACTATGTTAGCACTTGTCATATTGTACATTTGAAACACACAACTAGCTTCAGTGCCATTGTCTTGTAAGTAAGGGTATGTGTCTCCATCTCCCATTCTCCACCAATGCTTAGGCTCTGTTGTTAATGTAGATAAATCAAATGTAGAACCACTATTGTATATGCTAGAGATGTTGCTACTTTGGTTACTATCCCATATCGCAAACTCATCTATCTTTTCTCCATCTAACGTGTTACCACTAACCAACTTACCTATTCTTAGGTTCTGACCACTTATAGCACCACTCCATCCGTAATTAGAATGACTATTGTTGGTTGTTTGGTTAACACCATCAATGTAAATGTTAAACCTAGAATAATAATTATTTATATCTACACTTGATGCTCCTGTCGTTCCACCATCATAGGTCATTGTTATTTGCTGCCAAGTATCAACGCTTAAGCCATTAGGTGCTAGTATTTTAACGTGGTTATTATTGCTTCCGTACTGTAACCTTATTTTGTTTGCACTTGTTAGTCTTATCTCAACATAGCCTCCATTAGTTGTGTCATTTGAACCGTAATAGAATATAACCCTACCACTTGATGAGTTTGTAGGCTTTATCCAAAAAGATATAGTCCAAGCATCACTACTTCCACTACCGTTACCACTTCTACCTAAAACACCATCTAGCAATGAAGCGTTAGCTCCTGCATAATCTTGATTGCTAAACTGAATACTTTTTGTGTTTGAGAAAGGAGGTGTAGATACCGTTAAAACAATAGTCTCACTATCTTCTCCATTGTAGTTAATCGCCTTTACAGGTATATTGTAAGTTCCTGCTGATAAAGAAGAGCCTCCTATAAGATTTCTTATCTTACCCTCTACTGTTGTAATACCGCTAACGTTTGATAAATCCCACTCATAACCAACACCATAGTCGGCAGTTAATTCATAGTTTAACGTTTCTCCTTCTGTTAAATTTACAGCTAAATTCGAAGTTATTGAAGGTGCTTGACCTGAAGAAGCTCCTGTGTTTTGAAACAACGCATTTAATGTATTTATCTTCTCTGCGTCTGTTCCTGTAATTAAAGAGCCATTTATAGATACATTATTTAAGTTTATACTTGTGTAGTAAGTCTTAGAGCCTGTGATAGAGCTGATACTTAAAGTACCTGAATCTAATACTGCGTGTATTGTATTTACAGGAAAATAATCTCCTGTACTCATTATTATAGTATTATCTTTTGAGTCTAGGAAGAAGTTAAATTCATCTGTACTTGACGCAACCTGTTGCCCTATACTACCTAAAACATTACACTCAGAGGTTATGTAGTCAGCACAATCTTGAGGAGAAGAGAATGAGTTACCATCTGAATCTTCAAAGTTAGTGAATGGTATCTTAAAGAACTCATATACTGTTTCAGATTCTGATATTGTTCTGATATCATTTTTTATATTTATTAACGTATTGTTTTCAGAATCTACCTCTCCACTTAAACAAGCGTTCCAGTATACTGGGTTTGACGAGCCTTGAAAAGTAACACAGTTACCTGCTTCATTTCTTATTATCTGTATAGCCATTTATTATCTTATTATTGTTATTAGTATTCCTAAAGGTTGAACGATGACAGGATTGTCTGATTTGATTGCTGGTAAAGTTAAAGCGTTAACATCTTCATTAGAAGTTATCCAAGCAGAAATCTCAACTCTATTTAGATATGTATTTCCTACAGTACCACCACCGTAAAATATAGGTTGTGTAGTAAGTGGAAAAGTGAATGTAATGTTATCATCATCATCTCTGTTAGAATACCATAAGGCTGGTTCTACAGTTGTATTTGCTATTTGAGGTATAACGTTAAAATCAAAACGCACTCTTAATTGGTCTCCGTATTGTAGGTCGTTTAACCTTATCCTACCAGTACTCCCCTCAAACCCTGTTCCACTAGATGTAGGGTATTGTGTGTCATAATCATAAGAATAGTCTACTAATGTACTAACACCTTTTGGTAAGTTAGCTCCTTGAAATAAACCTATATCAGTATTTCCACTTGGAGTTGGAATAGTCCAATAAGGATTGTCTACTGCTAGATGCACATCTCTATCTAAACTAAATACTTTGTAAGTTTCGTTATTCGCATCTGCTTGTGTGTAGTCTATACCTACTCCTGCTTCCCAAACATAATTATTACTTAAAGGTTTACCTGCAAAAGCTCCTGTATGAGAATATCCAGACATACCACTCTCTCCGTTTACACTTACCCAAGAAGTTCCATTCCAGAACTTGTTTACTTTTTCATCAGTGTCGTAAACAATAACACTTTCCTCTGGCTTTAATAACGCTATCTCAGCAGACGTGTGTCTATCTGGTCTAACATTATAGCTAGTGTTCTTAACCATAAAATTTAGTTTTAATTATTAATAATTCTCGTTGTGTCTACATTTATAACACTACCCTCTTGTGAGGTCTTTGCAGAAGCAGTATGTGTTTCTACCCTTTCAGTATCTTCATTAACAATATTAGATACGTGGTTATCATTATGTATAGAGCCAATACCTTGTTTCCAATAGTATTGACACTTACAATTCTTACAGTCTTTTATAGTATATGTATTCTTTGATTTACAATA